TTAATTTATCCGTTGCTTGAGGATTTTGTCCAGTTTGGATGTTATGACTGTAGTGATCTCGGTGACCTTCATGCCCTCTGTCGCAACGGATAAATTAATCTGCTTGCCCGTTCGTGGGCTGACATAAGGAACTTTGTCCTTACGTTGACAGAGTTCCTCCTTGATCTTCTTTTCCTCATCAGTTAACCCTGAATCAAGTTCCTTGATGCGATGCATAGTTCTTCTCTCTTGAAGAATTAGTGTCTTCAATGTCGTTTTTAATTGCTCAAGGGTATCAACCTCAATACAGTCAAAAAGGGCTTGTTCCTGTTCGTCTAGCGTATCGAGGAAGATCGTCTCATACATGCCATGCTTCAGTGCCTTCTTATTGCGGTACGGGCCGCCAGAGCCACCGCTGTTCCCCAGGGCGTTTTTATTGCCGGGAGGGGCCCCGCCTTTGTTACCGGCAGCATTCCTATTCCCTTTGGGCGCTCCCCTTGATTTCGGAACGCTCCCATTCGTTCCATTTGAAACGCTCCCTTTGGAAGCACCCTCAGCGCTCCCATTCAATTCGTCTTGCCAACGATCTACAGCCTTCCATTTTCGGACTCTGGATTCAGGAACAGAAAGAGCAGCAGCGATGTCTTTAAGCTTCATGGTCCCGCCGCTCTCCAACCACATCTGTCTTGCCTTATCCCGTTCCGGACTTCTCTCTCTGGCCATGTTACACAATCACCACCCCCAACAAAAAAGACGAGCCCATTACAGGTCGTCTTTTTGCAATTCGATATCTATTTCAATCAGTTTTTTCAGGTCGTCCACTGTCTTAATCTCGATGCGGCCATCTTGAAAGTCCTTCACCCACTTGGCTATGCCGGCTTTGACGATCTTTCGGTATTGTTCCTTGCTCTCGAGGATACCTTCCATGACTTGAAGCTCATGCTGCATAAGCAAATCTTTGTTCTCAGGTGTTCCCATTGTCGTTCCCCTCAGCTTTCCGTTATGATGGAATGCGAGATAGCGGATGTCCGAAAAAGCCACGCGTGGCGCGCCGCTATCTCAGCCGGGGGATACCCTGGTCGATTAGGAGGACGTTACAGCGTCCTCCTTTTAATTTCTGACCAAAAGAAAAACCGCCCGATTCGGCGGAAAAGTTAAACAAAATCATGCTATTTAGTCATAAATTTATTAATAAAGTCGCTAATAATTGGCTTATGGCTTTTGGCGAGATTATCAGGAATATCATTTAAATCAATGAACTCGAAATCTAATGATTCTGAACGATTAATAATCATTTCCCCTGCAAAATGCTCAGTATAGAAGGCATTAACAACAACATAAAACTCATCGCCATTAGGTTGCTTAATATAATTATCTCGACCCGAGTAGACATTAATGAGTTGTAAATTATCAATAGATAAATTGGTCTCCTCTTTAATTTCTCTTTTTGCTGTTTCCTCGACTGACTCGCCTAATTCCATCAATCCGCCAGGTATTGCCCACGAGCCAGCAGGGTACTTCCTTTTTTGAAGTAGAACCTGATTGCAATTGTTCTTAATTAACACGACTGATCCCACAAAAATCAAAGGCCTTGTTCCGACAGCAGCTCTTAGTTCTTCAACATATCCCAATTTATATCTCCTCCTATTGAAACAACCTTCTAATATCTTCTTCAGTTAATCGCATTCCCCTTCCAGTCACTACCATTATCGAACCAATAATACATTTAGGTTCCGGGATCTAGATGGCCAATCAATACAGGTTTAATACCAGTCGCTTCCTGATACCTCCGTTTAATGACATCACAGAACACCGGATCCAATTCCAGCGTTCGGCAAACACGGCCGAGCTGGTCACATGTCATCAAGGTGCTACCGGATCCACCGAAGAAATCAACCACCATGTCTCCCTTTTGGCTACTGTTTCCGATCGGGATGGCTAGTAGTTCCAACGGCTTCTGGGTTGGATGGACGTACTTGCCGACATCCCCTCGGGATACCTCCCAAACTGAGGATGGGTTAGGTTCTTCCACGGGCAGGCCGGCGCGCCATACCGTCGATTGGCGGCGGTCGCCATACCAAGCAGGAGCCTTGCCCCGCAGATGGGCATAAAAGACCGGCTCATGCTGCCAGCGATACTGCGACCAGCCAAACGAAGCGGCATTCTTGACCCAAACGCACTGGCTGCGAACGACAATACCGGCAGCGTTCATTGCATCCTCGAACTCGCGCTGGTACGAAGACGGGTGAAAGACATAAATAGCCGCCGTCGCCTCCATAATCGACGAGTACCGTTCAAAGACAGCATGCAAAAAGCCCGCAAATTCCTCTGTGGGCATATCGTCGTTCATTATGCTGCTTCGGCCGTCAGCGGCCAGGCGCTCCGAATCGCTCTCTACGGCCACATTGTACGGCGGATCAGTGACAACAAGGGCAGCCTTGGCTCCTTCCATCAATCGTGCAACGTCAGCCGGATCCGTAGCATCTCCACAGACTAACCGATGTGGGCCGAGCTGCCAGACATCACCCCGCTGCGTCTCTGGTTCTTTGATGTCATCCAATGCCTTCTCTACGTCGAAATCATCCTCGACGACCGGATCTTCAATATCTGGGACTTCGGGCAGAGCGCTGACAAGGTCCTCGATCTCCTCCCGGTCGAATCCGGACAAATAGAGATCCGCGCCTGACTCCTGCAGTTCGTCCAATAGCCTGGCCAGCGCTTCCTCATCCCATCTTCCAGATACCTTATTCAGCGCCAAATTTAGCAACCGTTCCTGCTGATCGTCCAGGTCAACGACGGAAACCTCCAGCTCCGTGTGGCCCAGTTCATGAACCATGATCTTATAACGTTGATGTCCGCCGACCATGTTGCCGGTACGCTCGTTCCAAACGATTGGCTCGACATATCCAAACTCCTCGATGCTACTCTTCAGCTTTTCATATTCTGGATCCCCCGGCTGGAGATCGATCCTAGGGTTGTACGCAGCTGCGTTAATCTGATCAATCGGGATGACTCTGATGTCCATGCCTTCACCATCCTATTTGAGTTGAGTTGGTTTCACATATACACGCACACAAAATAGGGACACACGCCAACGCTATGCCCCTTCTCTGCCGTTTTCCGATCCCGTGCCGGCATTCGCCTGCATCATATAAAAGGCCCCTTAAATCGGCGTATATTTCGGCCCCTTAATCCAAAAGAAAAAGCACCCGAAGGTGCTGATCCCTATTTCGCTTCAACCCAACGAGCTCCTTCATCATCGTTCTTAAAGAATGACAACAACTGGCTCATTGCGCTTTCCAAGGCTTGCTCGATTGTATCTTCACTATTACGTGATGAAATGTACGGGCCTGCTTGATTAGAGCCTTGGTAATAATGGCTTGTAGAGTAATGATACTTTCCATCACTGCCAAGATCAATTCTTATAGTGATCTCTGTGCTGCCAATGTGGTCGTGATGAATCCATACCCTCCATTCACCAACGTTCTCATAAGACTCTACAACCTGCTTGTACGACTGAAGTATATCCAAGTGTTTCGACATTCTATCACCTCCTCGACATCACAATTCGACATCAAGGAGGATTTCCCTGCCTATCTGAAACCAATAATAGCCCATACAATCAACGCCCACAACGGTAATGAAATCAGCATACCATTGAATATCCCTCTGAATACACCGAGGTGTTTATACTCCTCTTCGTTCATGTTCACGGCCCCTTTCACATCGCTGTTTGCTGCAGAACTGCTTCGTCCCAGTCCACTCACCCCATACGCATCGTTTACACTGATCCGGCTGCTTCGGCTTATAAAGTGGTCGCTGCAGCTTATTACGTTTTCCGGCCATGTCGTCGTCCCTCTCGATTTCGTGGTGAGCTGCCTGCTGTCACTCTGATCAACCATTGAATCCATTTCATAAACCGTCACGCTCCTATTTGGAAATAAAAAAGCCGTTCCGGGAAGGAACGACTTCGGAATATATATTCAGTTCATATCTGCAAAGAGATCCGTGAGAGCAGTGGCGACCGTACCGTCCGCCGCAAAAACGCTGTGCTCTTTGCTATTAAAAGCATACGTACTTTGTAACTAGATACGTATGACAAGACCATTTTAACGAGCTGCCGAAAACCGAGTCAAAATATCAAAATGCCATATTCGCGAATTAACTCCGCTTAATCCCGAATGATCTTCAAGTTGCTCACTCTTTTGATATTCTTCTCAGAAAGGTTTATTCTGGAAGAAATAAAAGAACAGGGGGAAGTATAGAATGCATATTTTTGAACACCTTTGGAATGATCTCATATTAAAAAGAGCATTCCCTGTGTTTGTAGCTTTGGGAATTCTTGCACTAGTTGCTAAATCTGTTTCATAACAAGAAAAGGCGAGAAGAGGTACGCCCCGGTAACATTGCCGCATTCATGCGACTCGTGCGTGTCATTCTCGCCTTTTTCTATGCTCCTATCGTAACACGGTAGATTCATCATGTGGTCTTCAAGATTCCCCGATTTTCCCCACTTTGTCGTCAAAATTCTTTGCTTATTACTTCGAAGAATCCCATCGTCTTCAATACATTGGCCATTGTTCTAATGCCCTCTTTAATCCGACGATCGACCGTGCTATGTGCAACGCCCCACTTTATGAACAACATGGTTTCCTTCCGGCTGTATCCTTGAAGAAATCGAATGTCGATTACTTGTTTGACCTCTTCATCAAGAATCTGACTGTGAGCACGCAGGAGCATCGTCGAAATTGTTTTATACTGGGCGTAAACCCATTTCTGTTTCTCGATCATAATCACAGCGTTAGCCGTCTTGTCTGCGTGGAGATCCTCCTGATCAATTCGGCGAGTTGCTTCCCCATCGATCGCAACCTGAGCCATTTCTTTCTGATAATTTTCGAAATCGCTCATGAATATCTGCATGGATTTGAATTTGCTGAGGTAGAATTCCGTCTGCTGGATCTCTGCCTTTGAAGCGTTGCTGAAAAGCTCCCCCTGTACCCATGCTATCGCCATTCCCCTCAATCCCCTTTATGCTATAATTATTGAGAGGAATATATTACCGATTGACCCCCGCACCGGCCAAGGATTAGGGGGTCTTTCATTTATAAGCCTTAATACTCGCCTCCACGCTTTAGATACTTGTTCCGGTACCCCTTCCGCGGCGCGGTGATTTCATATTTCAATCCGATGTTTCTGGGTTCAGGCGGCTTGTCTGCTCCAATCGCTTTGAGGTGTGCTGCAAGCTTTTCCGGCGGCCAGAACTCACTTTTCGCTTTGCCCAGCATCTGACCCACCTCCATCCTCAAGTGTGGGGTCAGACGATATCCTATTCTTGATCAGCATATCAACACTTACCTTGTATTCTTCAGCATAAAGGTCGTCACCGTTCGCCGTATCCTCCATGTCCGTAAACATAGCTTGGGAGAGGTCGTAGAACAATTCAAATTTACCCAATCCTTCACGCTTGTAAATTTTGATTCTATTCTTGTACTTGTAAATTTCTTTGATACCGGCATCAGACCACATTCTTAAAAGCGCAAGCTCCAAGTCTATAAATTTGGCTTGATTACTCACTGGAGCCGGCTGCCGCATGCCGTCAGCGAGTGAGCGACGGAACCGTTCGTTATCACCCGTACAACTTAGCACGATCCCATTCAAGTGATTGTTCTCTGCTTGTAGGCGCTCGATTTCTTCTATCGATTCGGTTGCTACGGTATCTACCAGGCGATACATGTTGTAAAGAATCGAGCCTATTATATTTCGCTCTAAGAGTTGTCCCATATATTCGCGATTCTTTTTCAGCTGTTCGGCTATTTCCTCCGTCATGTATGTTGCACCTCCAGCAGATCCGGGTTCTCATAGATATTCCCAACCACCGTGATGTAAGGGAGCATGCGATGTAGGAGCCAGCTGCCGCAGCATAGTTCCATCCGATCGTTATATCCGACCTCGTAAATGCCATCTACCTTAATAGCGCCCTCGAACGGGTGTCCCTTGATCTCTACCAGGTCTCGATCGAATATGTTTTTCCTTTCAACGTCATCGAGGCCACTGTATTGCATCAAAACATATTCTGAATCTTCGCCGCCGCTGCCGCATCCATTTTGAAGGTTGTAATAAAAAGCCGTTCCGTCTTCATCAAAGGAAAAAGAGTCATGGATATCCTCGCCGCAGACATGCATTTTGTGCAACTCCTTATCCCATACGCGAAATTTGTACTGTCTCATACCTTCTCAACCTCCAATAGATCAGAATTGTCCCAGCGGTTTCCGAGCTTAATATAGTTGGGCAAGTCGTTGTACAGAGGAATCGAGGAGTGCATTCTTACTAACTTCCCCTCGTCGTTATGTCCGAACATCGTTTTGAAGTAAAACCCACACCACGAATCGTGCCACGCGATAATACCTATAGACCCCCTTGGGCTCTTTGCGATGTCACCAGCGTAAAAGTCTCCCTGTCCGGTGTATTGACCTACTGTTTCGGGATCAACCTCATGCATTACCACCATGAGACCCAGATGGCCTTCAACATTCACAGCGTTTGAAAATGGCTTGATGAAGAACTTGTCTTTACTGCGTATCAGATCGCCGTAAATGAATTTGCCGTTCATTTCTCCTGGATCTATACATTTGCCTCGGAACTTGTACTCTCTCATGCCGGCAGTCCCTCCCAATTCCATAGCCCTTGCTGCCCCTTCGCTGGGATCGGCTCCGGTAGACGATTCACATCGGACATTTCCCAAGCATATCGGCCAGGGTAGTAAAAGCCGAACTTTTCCTCTTTTAGACTGACACGCTTGTCTTGCCCGTCTGTTCCGTTGTAAAGCAGCGACATTCCACTTTGATAGTCCGTTCCTATGGACCAGCATTCTGTCAGATTTCCAATAGCAACGATAGCTCCGATCGGCAAGCTATCCGCCGTGTAGCCGTGCCGCATTAATGCTGTCTTGATTTCTGGCACCTCGCATACTTCGCGGTCGATCTTTTTGCCGGCATGGATCGCCAGCTCGCCGCGGTGTTTGGTGAACCAACTGCGCGTTTCAAACTGCTTTTCCCCAAGGGCGATCAGCGTCGCCCAGGGCTGGATGATCGTTATGGCTTTCATATCCGATCACCCTCATCTCCTGACACCTTCGTACACTCGTCGCATACAGGTTCATAATCAAAGTGATCTGTATAAAATTCTGCACCGCATTTAGTACAGTGCTCTGGTCTTTGATCCAAAGGCAGGTTTTTATAATCATCTTGCATCGTTATCTCTCCTTAAGGGGCTGCAGCCCCTGTATTATCGAACCCAATTGAATCCTCTGTAATGATCCTCAATAAGGTATGCCCGGCCGCGCGGGACAAAGCTGTTAGTCTCAACTTTCAGCACGCCGGCTTTCGTTCGAACATATCCCCGATCGGCAATCTCAGCACCTGCAGCAACAACCATTTTGATTTGATCAATGCGACAACCTGATTCGATCAGCGGATCCAACGCCTGGTCAATCAACTGAATTGCTTTATGGGATATGGCCATTTCAGCATCTCCTTTACCTTGCTTCTTCACGTAATCTGCGACGTTTGAAATCAAAGCCCATGCGCTCCAATTTTCCTCGAACACCAAGGGCGCTTTTTCCCAGCGTCGAGCCGATCGTTTCATAGCTATAACCTTCCTGAGCCATACGTAGAAGCGTCTGAACCTCGTCCGGTGTGTATTTAATCAGGTTGTTCAAGCGCACCGGTCGCATTTTGAGGTTAAGATCAAGAATCCGTCGTTTTATGGACGCTTCTGATCGGTTAAACATACGGGCTAAATCTGGGTAGGTGATTTCGGTTTTCAGGATTTGGGCGAGTCTCTGGTCCTCTGCAGGCGTCCAGTCAACAGATTGCCATGTTTTCTGAGATCGCAATTGATCGGCTTTGCGTTTTATCTTTGCCCATTCAGGTTCCGGACCAATTGTCCCAGGCTCCATTTTTGCTAGATTCAGCAATTCCTTATGTTCCTCCGCCCATTTCCAAAAGTCTGCGTAGGAGATAACCCAGACTCTCGCACTTTGAGCAAACAGCTTCTTTCTAGCAGGCATTCCATAACGATTGATCCAGTTTTTCACGATAGTATATTCTCGACCAAGGGCTTTCCCTAGTTGGCAGACTGTAATACCGTCAAAGTTCATCCGCGGATCAGACAAGCCCATACGCTGAGCTTTAAGCTTTACGGCATTGATGCTTTTACCCAGCCGGGTTGATATCCCCTTTATGCTGGTTACTCCCCATTGATCCTGAAGGTAATCAATCTCCTCTTTCGTCCAATTAGGCGCTCTCCCCACTCTCACACCCCCAACGACTGGAACTCTGCACCCTCGGTATCGTCAATCGTGATCGTAGACATCCCGTCCCATTTCTCACGGATCTCCTTGGCTTTTGATTTAACCGCGGCTGCTTGTTTCGGCTGCAGAACAATCCCCATCGCTTCTTCGTAATGCTGCGCTGCCTTTGCATATGCTCTGCTATGCATGTAATTCATCCAGTTCCAGAATTTATGATTACTGAAGGTTTTCACCTTCTGAAATACTCGTCTGCGAGTCTGTTCATCCATCGTTAATTCCTCCCCGAGAGTTTCTTCTGATAAACGTGTGCGAATATATTGCCGTGCTTTCTTCTGACGGCGCGCGCCCCTTTTGATGCGCGTTCTGTAGGCGTGTAAAGCGGTCTTGTCTTTGCTTCCTCTACTGTCCACCCGCAATCCCTGACTCTCTTTCGGAAAGTCTCGTACGAGATACCGTTGCGAGCGGCTTCCTGGATGTCGTTGGGTTCAAAAAGCTTGATTCTGTAGTTGTCTAGATTTTTGATAATTTCCTTCGTGCTCATAATTGGTTTCGTCGCTGCGTCTTGCTTTGACCAGCCGCGGTAAACTCTTTTGAAATACAACCTTTTAGATATCCCGTTCTTTGCAGCAATCTCCAACCATTTACGATGGAAGGTCGTCTTCCGCGGCGAGGTGAAGACCGCTCTATCCTTGTCCCATCCGAGAGCGCGGATCCGATGATTCACAAGTTCTCTCGAAACTCCATTTTGGGCGGCCAGTTCATATTCAGCCGGCGTAATGTAGTAGTCATAAACCTTCACAGATTCTCCCCCATTCTAGGAACTGACGTTCTGCAAGAAGCATGTATTTAGGTACCCCGGTCTGCTTCGACCGGGGCTTGCTTGCATCTATCTTTAGGCCACGCCGTGGCTCATCATTACCTTTTTGACCTCTTCTTTGTATTTGGAGATCTTGCCGCTCAATTGCCCAGAGGTCATGCCCACTTCCTTAGCGATCTCCCTCCAGGTCACTCCATCCTTCCGTTTACGCTCGAACAACATCGGGAAGTCGAGCTGAAGATCCGGGAAAGATGGACGTTGGGAAAGGATATATTGCTCCAATTCTTCCGGAGTGATCTCGACGTCGCCAGCAGTTTGGGTTTCCTCGGCGTCAGCTGCAGCGCCATCCTCACCCGATTTCTGATCAGTATCCTCGAAGCTCATTTCCCGATCGCTTGGGGGCTGTTCGCCTTCCGGTTCCTTCATCCATTCCGGAAGATCGGATCCTTCCTGAGCTGTTCCCTCACCCATAATTCCCTTCTCATAGTCACTCAGCTCGTCGCCATCTTCTGCCGGAGTGTCTCCTGCCGGCGGCTCCCCTACTGAAGTGTCCCCTGCAGGTTCCCCTGTTTGGCCTGGACTGCTATCCGGCTCCCCTTGTTTACCCGGTTCGTCAAGCGGCAACTCTGCCTGATTCTCATCCTTTTCAGGCTGCTCGACCGATGTCACCACGCCGGAAGCATCCGCCGTCACACGGCGGCCGCCCGTGTATAGCTTGTACGCGTCGTCATCCTCCTCATCAAAATCGAATGACATTTGTGGATCCCCAAGGAATACGTTAAGCTCTTCCCCTTGGTTGTTACTTAAGAAGACCAAATGCGGTAATGCTGCTTTAAGCGGGAAGGTCAGTTTAATCTCGATAGACGATTCCCCAATTTTGATGCCCTTCGCTAATTCTCCAGTAAGCTTCGCAAAATCTTTCCCCATATCGATCACTTTCCTCTCTTCTTTTTCTTATTCGCTGGCTTCTTTGCCGGCGGATTTATAATGTTATGAATGACTTCCTGCTGCGGCTTGGTAAGCTCTACAGGCTCATGAATTGCTCTTATAACTTGCGCCAGGACGAAAGCATCCCGGACGTTATCGCTTGGGTGTTCAAACCCCCAGCGTTTGAATATAGGCAAGATCAAATCGTCTTTTGATCCTTTCCCTACTCCAGTTGCAAATTTTTTGAGCTGGGTAGGAGCTACCTCGATGTATTTCTGTTTTCGCACATGCAGTCCAATGCGGATTGCCCAGCCTATTGCGTACTGTTGTCCCACAAACGAACCTGTCGACCCATGAGAGAATCCTTCAATGGCCACTTTGTCGGTTGGCTGTATTAACCGGAGTGTCCGGACAACGACATCGTTAATCCGACCAGCATCTAACGCACCATCCGCTTGAATCTCGATCCTTTTCAAGACATTCCCGTCCGGGTCCAATATAGCGACCCCTGTTTTGGTTGAGTGGTCAACACCGACGTATCTGTTCATATCCCCACCTTCTTCAGCTCTTCGGCGGCGTACCGATAAGCTGCTGCAGCTGCCTCGTCATCTACGACCTCCGCCTTCGTTTCAAGATCGTCAATAACCCTTTTGATTTCTTCTCGTACTTCCACGTTTCTTGGCCCTCCTTTTTCTTTTGGACTTCGACCAGCCACGAAGCACGAAAACCTCTCCTATCTGCTTGCCGTTATGATCGTATATGATTTCCCATGGTATCTCTTGAAAAAACGGGTCAATCGAGGCCTCGCTATGCATATAACCGACCCCCGATCGACATGACCAAATTGAATTCCTTGACTCCTTCTTCAATGACTGCAGGATCCATTTCAGAAAATTCGGCGAGCAGTTCCTGTTGATCCGGTACCTGACCGGTATGAATAAACCGCTGTCGGATGTACTCATAAACGTGCCAGTGACTCCACCTACTCATCACGCACCCCGCCGGATCGTCCGCGAGCTGCCAGTGTACCGATGAATCAGGACCATAGCTGCAGGTGTATCTCGCTCTACGAGCCAGTTTTCGGGGTTGAGTCCCCGATCTTTGATTTCAATTCTCTGCCGCCTCGTTGGCCGCTTTCCATTCTTCATCTCCTATTAGCCTCCTTTGGCTTACGCGTATTGGCGCTTCTCCATATTGACCACCTTGTGCTGACGCGGTGGCTGTGGACCAGGATCCATGTGAACCCGGTCGTAATTGACGAATTTATTAAACTGCTTCAGGAAGACCAGCTCGACGGTTCCTACTGGACCGTTCCGCTGCTTCGCAATGATGATCTCGATGATGTTCTTCTTCTCGGATTCCTTGTCGTAGTAGTCATCCCTGTACAGGAAAGCCACGATATCCGCGTCCTGCTCAATCGATCCGGACTCCCGAAGGTCGCTCATCATCGGGCGCTTGTCCTGACGCTGCTCCACGCCGCGGCTGAGCTGGGAAAGTGCGATGATCGGAACATCCATTTCCCGGGCCAAGTGCTTCAGCGTCCGGGAGATCTCCGATACCTCCTGCTGCCGGTTCTCCGCCCCTCTGCCCTTACTGACGCTTGCGATCAGCTGCAGGTAATCGATCACGATCAGACCGAGTCCCTCCTGTTTCTTGAGGCGTCGACATTTCGAGCGGATATCATGGACCGTAATGCCTGGTGAGTCGTCGATTACGATATTGGTGCCGCCGAGGACGCCGGCAGCATTCGCCATCTTTGTCCAATCCTCAGCCCCCATATCCCCGATCCGGAGTTTGCTCGCCTCGAGTATGCCCTCAGCACTGACCATCCGAGTGACTAACTGCTCAGCGGACATTTCCAGACTGAAAATAGCAACTGGCTCCTGGACACGAGTGGCCACGTTCTGAGCGATATTGAGCGCGAATGCCGTTTTCCCGACCGATGGCCGCGCCGCGACAATGATCAGATCGCTGTTCTGCAGGCCGCCAAGGATGGCGTCCAGGTCCGTGTATCCTGTCTCGATGCCCGTGACCTTACCTGTTTTGTACACTTCGGCCTTGTTCTCGGTCGATTCGATCACGTCAACCAAAACATTGCTGATCCGCTTAAAATCCTGCTTAGGAGCCGCTTGATCTGCCAGGGTTGTCGCAACCTGTTGGGCTGATGTAACCAGGCGCTGTATATCCTCACCCGCCATAGCAGCCTGTATCCCGGCCATACTGGATCGGATAAACTCCCTCGTCATGAACTTGTTGTGTACGGATGCGACGTAGGATTCTATATTCGCTGTCGTTGGGACCGAGTGGGCCAGTTTTGACAAGTAGCTTACGCCGCCAATATCCTCTAGCTCTTTATGGTCCTGCAGGCGGGAAGCTAAAGTCACCAGGTCGATCGGCTGCCCTTCCTCGGCCAGCTCCAACATTCGGTTAAAGATGAGCTGATGCTCTGCACGATAAAATGCGTTCGGAACCAGTGCCTCAACGTACTCGTACACTTCCGGGTTGATTAGAATAGCGCCCAGAACCGAGCACTCAGCAGCCAAATCATGCGGCATTTCGGGCAAAATCATGTCAGGCGCGGCCCAGTTTTGCATAGATGGACTCCTTCCAGCCTGGCGGCGGCGGGCACGCTTCCTGTTTGGCGCGGGCTCTCTCGGCGAAATATTCCTCGGTCAATGACTTCATGCGGTCACGCTCGATCTGTTCCCCCAGGCTCCCCCGGATCTCCGCAATGTTGGGCGGATACTTGCTCGTCCGAATATGCTCGTCCACATTTTCTTGAGCTACCTCAAAGGGGAAGTCTTGGAGATATTTATGGTCTGCCTTTACTCGATCTACCGAAGCGTCAAAGGCTGGATAGTATTTCGCTATGTGTTTATAAAGCTGGGCAACCTCAACGATTTCCACGCTTCTTCTCCTCCTCGATAAAGCGGTCTAGTTCGTCCATTTGTGCTTGTTTTTTATTTCGATAGCCCCGTTGTGGAGAGTGTCCAAGGGCGACTGGCACGTGCGGCACCGCACCAGTTATGGAGTCATCCACTTGCATTTTTGCCCACTCGTCAAGGCAGCGAGGGATGCAGTAGGCCATGTTTCGAATCTTGTCCCAAGCATGTTTTGGCTTGTACTCAGCAAATGATTTGTCAATGCTTTGCTTCACGATATCTAACGGGATCCCCGTAGCAACCATCTTTTTGATTTCTTCAAAGTCGGTAGTGCTTACGCTAAGCCCCTGCCCCCTTCGCATGCAGAAGTGTCTTTCGACTTCAGAGGCAAGTTTTAAAATGGTTTCAGGATCAGTAATAACAGCAACAGCATTGTGTATCTCTGTAATATCTTTATTAGATCGGAAGTTTTCTTCCGGGTGATCGGAAGATTCCTGCCGATCTCTATCATCCAGATCGGAAGAATGTTGCCGATCTCCTGAGTCAGAGTGGAAACTTTCTTCCGGTCTGTTTTTGAATTTTTTGGAGTTTCGGACCGTAAAAACGAGTCCGTATGGCGCTCTGGTGACTTTTATGTATTGGTTATCTTCGAGCGTCTTGATCCACGACCGGATCGTCCGGTCCGATACCCCAAATTCATTTTCAAGGTCGCTAATTTTAACTGGCTTGTTCCCAAGGACGATTCCCCAGACAATTCCGTCCCTTTCGACTTCCTTCGTCGTGGAGCTGATGCACCAAAGGAACAGCCAAATTGCTGATCCTATTTTTTTGTAATGTCTATGTTCCAACAATCCGGAGTACATCGGAAAAGGGTAACTGCCTTCGGGCATTCGCTCATCCCCTAACTAGGATTCAATCTCTTACGACTTTGATGAAGGTTCCTTTTACACCCTTGCCCTGGGCGCCTGTCTGCAGCCCATCCGTAAGGGAATCAAGCATAGTTCCTAGCATGGGTCCGTACCCTTTAGGATTAAAGTCAAATCCGATCAAAGAGCCGAGTGTAAAGGCAACAGAAGTATAGAAATGGCCGTGCTGCTCAATCCCCGCCTTCTTCGCCTCCTCGTTCTTTTCGGTAAGAAAATCTACGATCTCCTTCGTTAGCTGCTGAAGCTCCTCTTTTGTCATTTCATTCATTTGGTTCATATCGCACGCTCCTTCTTGATTCTCTCTTTCCACTCTTTGTCGCCCAAGCATTGGCCGTACGTTATCTCAAAGTACCGGCGCCCGCAGACGAAGGAGACAAACTTCCCAGTCGCCCGTTCGTAATACATTCCGTTTAAGGCCGGCTGATCGGACATTTCCTCGTAATCCCCGAAGAGATCTAACTGTATGGGCTCGCTCAACCTTGACGCCCCCTTTCGTCCCGAAGGTATACGATCGGGTATTTAACTTTTACTACAGTCCATCCGGGGTATCCCCTGGCGAAGTAGGCCCGAGTCTCTCGCTTGAACTCATCCGGATCGGATGACATCAGCCTCCAGATCCGCTCGCCCATCATGCTGCGCATTAAAGGTTTGCCGTCAATCATCGCCCGGCCACCCGGACCATCTTTCCGGTCACTTCCTGAATCTCTCGTTTGAAACGTTCCTCATCGCTATTACCATCCGATAAGTGCAACAGCCAAATCTCTTGGACTTTGCGGGTATCATTGGCTTTCAAGAAATCTTTTACATGTTCCAGACCAAAGTGCGACTTCAGCAGTCGTTTCATTTGTCCTGGATGCAGGTGGCCGGACGCCACCCGTTCCCTTACGATGTCCATCGAATAATTGCATTCCACCATGATGTGGGTTAGATCCCGGAAGCGATGTCGGCAATAATAGGTGTCCGTCAGGAAGACTAGCTTGTCTCCGGCTGTATTGGCCAGCAGGAACCCAAGTGGCTCCTCGACGTCGTGCTGTATGTCAAAGGGGAGAATCGACCAGGTGCCAACTCGAAACGGCTCCAATGCCTTGATGACCTTCAGACGATGCCCGGAGAGCCCTCTGGCATCCGCTGTTCCCTGGCTGGTATAAACGTCCACTCCGGCCTTCATGATGTCCTTAGCGGCCTTACTATGGTCCATGTGTTCATGGGTGATAAGGCAGCCGGCAATCTCAGTCATACGAAACTTCAACGCTCGCTGCAGGGATTTGAAAGGAAAGCCGGCCTCCAGCAGGAGAGCGGTATGCCCGTCCGAGATCCGGTAGGCATTACCCGCGCTGCTGGAGCCGAGGCATTGAATGTCGATCATCAGAAATCAGGCCCCTCAGTGCCGAACGGAGGAATATCGTCCGGATGGATTTCGAAATCCATTTCTCCTTGTCCAGCTGGCTCTACATTGCTCTTTGATGAGTGAGCCGTTTCCTTTGGCTGTTCCGGATCCGGTTGGGGCTCAGCAGCGGTAGGAGGCGTAATGTCGATGACGTTCTTATTGGCATTGGCTCTGATCTCCTCATTAACCTCAGACTCGGCGAAGTCACTCTCCATTTGCTTCAGTCGGAGATAATCATCATCAATCTTTTGGCTATCGATGGTGATATCACTATGGGCGGCCCGATATACCGTCTTCCAGCACATTTTCTCGTACCAGCCTTCGACCTTTTCCTTGCCGACCTTCTGGCCATTTTCCCATTTGTCTTTCTCGCCACCCCAGAATTCTGGGCTGGCATGGTCCGGCTTCCTCTTCTCAATATCAGCAATGGTCATCATGACCAATTTGTTTTTCTCCGGGGTCTTGGTATACGAATGGAAGTAAAAGCCCCCTACGATCTTCCCGCGATCAAAAGCATTCTTAATTTCAAATTCGTACCCTTCATGTGGATGATTGGCATCCTTCTTAATTGGCCTGAAATAATCGTTGGAATAAACGAGCTCAACTGTTACGTGATCAGGAACGTCCAGCCCATACTTCACAGCTTTGAGCTCCAACCCTCGATACCCCTCAATGAATCCAATGTCGTACTTGCCTGTATTGTTGTTCTTGAATGGAACCAGACTGATATGATTAGGCTGTGAGGGATCAAACCCGATTCTGGCGTAGGCAACAACATCCCGCGCAAGTTTTTCCATATTGACATTGTTCCAGGTGACCGGAAGCGGATCCCGATATCGTTCCGATTTCTTCAGCCGTTTCTCTTCAGTAGACTTTAGAACCGCGTCCAAAGCGACAAAGTAGTTCTGAGCAAGTCGTTTTTGAAAATTCGTCAGGGCAACTTCACCGACGTTGGAACCGAACTCAGCAATAACCTTGGTCATAAACCGCTCGGACTGAGTTGGCTCTTTCTTGGTGACAGCCGCTTGGTTATTTGTGGTCAATTAGATCGCCTCCTGCATGTTGTTGTGGGTTACGACGCGCAGCTTCTTATCCTTCTCGGATACGACCAAACGGATCAGCTGTGCCTCGGTATCGATCAGCTGCGTAACCGATTCAGCGTTGTCGATAAATATTGGAGCCGAGAATCCGTAATGCTCGCTGAGAGCGTTAATAATGTCAAGCCCGACGTTGATCCGAGCCGCGTTGTTCAGCCCCCCGTCATAAGGTACGCCGTTATAAAGCGTCTTGCAGACATCGTTCAGGCCGCCATTGAGTTGTTCTTCAAACAGCCGGAACCGGGCGTATTTGAATTTGCTGTTGATTTTGGACTCGAGTGCGGAAACCTTGGTCCGCGTAAACTCCTCCGTCAAGTAGAGTTCATGCTGCAGCCGCTCGTATTCGACAGCCAGCTTACGCTCCTGTTCAGTCAATTCGGCAATTCGTTTTTCAATCGCGGCTGCTGCTGCGATTTTTAACTTATCCGATTCGAGCTCGCTGACTTGATCCCTTAGCAATCTGATTTCGGCTTGAACCTTGCTTGCAGTGTCGGATGCGGAGGACCGAAGCTGCTCAATTTCTGAGCGTATGGTCTCAGCCTCTTTTTGTTTGGCCAGGTACTCTGGATCGTCGGCCGGATCGGAAACGGACGCCTGCAGGTCGACTAGCTTTGCTTCAGCTGCAGATACTTCCTCTTGCTTCACCGAAAGTTTCTCCTCTAATGCGGACACGCTCTCTTCCAGATCAAACATGGAATGCTTGAGTTTTCTAACCTCTTCTGCAATGGCCTTGCCTTCGGCAGAAATACGTTCAAGTCGCTGAGATTTGGAAGCATTGAAGTCGGCCAGTGCCTTGTCCTTCGCAGCCTGTACTTGATCAGCTGGGAGAGCTTGTCCGCATGTCGGGCAATTATCGTCATGCTGATGTTCATGGGCGGGGAACTCCAACCCGTTAGCAGCATGCCATTCCTCCCGCAGCCGTTCCGCTTGGCTTTCAGCTCTTGTAATTTGCCGCTTGTACTGTTCAATCTCACGCTGCCCGGCAGAAATTCGCGCTTGCAACTCGGATGCTTCGCCGCGGAGTTGCATCAATCGCTCCCGTTGCTCGCTCACGGCTTGCAAGCTATCTGCTTGGACCCGGTGTTTGATGTCCGTCAGCTCGGCGTTGATCTCACGAAGAAGGAGCTCCTTGGCCGACAGCTCGCCCCCAGACTGGATGCGCTGCAGCTCCGCAGTCTTGGCGTCTATCCTGCCGCGTAAGGTGTCGATGTCTTCCTGTAGCAGTTCAGCGTCCAAATCGGAGACATCCGGCTTGTCACGGTATTTTTCATCGATCCTTGTCGGGATCTCTTTTATTTCCTTATTGATCTCCGCAAGCGATGATTTAATCGACTGCTTGTGCTTTTCAACGGTTCGCTCTTCCAAGATCGCTGCCAATGGAGTTAGCTCCTTGTTGCTGGCGATAATCTCCGCATCCGTCATATCTCCGCAGACCTCTAGCAGTACTTTTCGGCGGGCTTCCGGCTTCAGCACCTCGTTAAAATAAGAAGGGCTGGTAAGAAGCTTGAAAACATCCTCGCTGATCAACGCATCAACTTCGGCCCTGTACTCTTTTTCCTTAACAGGAACCCCGTCCACGAAATAATTGGTTGTATGGCCGTCGAATACAGATGTGGCTGATCCCCGTTTCTGTGTCCATTTTTCACTGAACACTCTCCGGAATGTTCGGCGTCGCTGGTTAACCAGAAGGACTCCCTCAACTTCATGATCAAGGCCGTGCCGCACAACTTTGCCGGCCTTGTCCAGCTCCTTTATTTCAAACTTCTGTTCGGACCGATTGGCACTATCCTTTCCGAACAAAAGCCAAGTGAAGCCATCAAACAATGTCGTTTTGCCAGTTGCATTATCACCAAAGGCATCCACATTCCCGCCGTTGGCGTCGAGAACGAATTCACGGAATCCCTTAAAATTACGGAACGTCAGACGCTCCAGGACAATCTTCTTCAAGCGATTTCCTCCTTAACGGAATACTCGAGACCGACGTCTTGGACCGTTGGCTCGGGCTTCTCCGGATATTTCATATTTTCGAAATGCTGGCGGATCGCATATTCGATCTCCGCCAGCTGCTCATCGTTACAATGAATCTCAACTGTGCCGCTTTTCCCCCGTACCGACAGGATCGTCGGCGTATACACCCTCTGGGGCTGCACCACGGTTTCAATGCGTTCGCCAGTAATATCAAGCGACATCGCTGCTCCCATTGCTGATCACTCCCTCTTGTGTGATTCGCCCCCATCTGGTAATATGGGGGCATCAAAGTTTAAAGTTTGGCACCAGATATGACCCGTTGCTGCGGGTCATTTTCTGTTTGGTCATGTATAGAAATAGTTCTCCAATCTACGATGACCGGACAGTTCTCAATGCTCGCGATCAGGTGATCGTTTTCGTCGATCACCCAGAACTCGGAAATGTTGTCATCACCCACCTGCTTGATCTCAATGACTTCACGACCGTTCACCTCTGTTCCGACTTCAAAAATTCTTGTCGGGTTACTGACCACCATCAGCCTTTGGATAATCTGCATTAATGATCCGCCCTCCTTTCCCTGGCCTTGATCCTTTCAGCCTGTTCGGTTATTACCAAATCGGGCTCAAAGGTGTCTCGATTGAGATAAACGGTTTTGATAACCACTCCTTGGAAGTAGATGTCGCCTCGGATAAAAACACCAGATGGCCACATGTCCTCCAAATAAACCTCTACGAATAAAGTCCCGCGTAAAACGACATAACCTCGGCCATTACTCATTTCAGCCATTCCAGCTGCCGATCCGATCAGCGTCTTCAAGGCGCGTTCGGCGTGTGCTTTCGGCAATTTAGGTAATTTGGCCATTCCATTTCTCCTTTCCTATATATTTGATGCGTCAGCCGCATCTCTCGACGCCAGACAGGAGTAAGGTTATGATACTGTCCGACGCCGGGAGACAGGGCCGAAGCTCTGTCAGTCTTACCCGAGCACTGCCTCGATCTGGTCTATTGCATTCGCCAACTCGGAAGTTGGCAGGTTCTTCAACATGGAAGCAGCATTGAACCAATTCTGGTAGGCTTTCTCCCGCTGTCTCTGGAGCTCATTCAATCGCTGAAAGTTCTCCGGGTCCGCCTGGATGAATTGTGAAATAGATTCTGTGCTTGCTCTAAGTGCTCGAGTAGTGGCAATGTACGCTTCTGCAGGTGATTGGGAGGCTGTCATAGCTCAACCCCCTTGCGCTTCTGACGTTCAACGATTAAAATAGACGACAAGAGACTCATTAGTCGTGATCTCAACCGAGACTGCCCTGGCCGGCGGTCTTTTTTCATTTCCAGTTCTTTCTCCGCGAATCTAATCATGTTGTTTAGATAGGCGATTCCATTCACGAGTTTGTTGGAGTCGATCATCTTGTCCGGATTGCGAACGATGACCTGCAGGTTATGTTCCGCGTTTCTTCCAGCCTCCAGAGCTTGTTTTACTAAATCACTTCTCAACATCCCAAAACCTCATTTCATATATTTTTTTGCCTTCAAATCAGCTCGATGCTCTTTCCATGTGGCGAGCCAGCTGAATGAATACTCCTTACAGAGAACTGCTGCAAAGTGCGTTAACGCAGTGATCGCTTCGACTGTTTCCATCAGAAGCCGTTTCAATATCTGCCTATCTGATTCAGTCAGCTGATCAGCAGTTTTACTGATCGGCGCCTCGGATGTTAGCACCAAAACTTCCTTCATTTCCTCGACCGTTTTGAAAAGCACCGATGCTCTATGTAAATCCACATTGTTGAGCCAGGGGGCGAAGGCGCCACCGGTGACCTCCCCAGCTGCAGCAATGTAGAGCTGGCCATCATCGTAATGTGTTGCAGTGCTTCGCATGATATCTTTCGGCGCCTTCCGAGAACCTTTGATGATCTTGCCGAGCGTCGAGTTATCTATTTTGGCCACTTGTGCAGCCTGGATTTTTGTTTGGCCTTTACGTTTGAGGACTTCCTCAAGCGCGCTGCCGAATTGTCCAATCGCCATAATAATCTGATCTCCTTTGCCCAATTATTGGGATGATATTGGACAAGGAACTGTTGTAATATTTATCTGTGAGCAAAACCTTCCCCAATCGTCATCCCCTTCGCCGCCGGCAGCCGGTACCGCTCCGGCGGCTTTCTTCTATCCTCTTCAAGCTTTCCGTTGCTTCTTTCAAAACTCGCTTTCGTTCAAGTTTTGGTAAGCTTTCTGGGTTTACTGCGTAATTCGGAAGTGACATATCCAAGGCGACTTCAACATCTATGTTTTTCAGCAAGCTTCTTGTTACTGTCGCTGAAACACAGGCAATTCTGGAGGTTTGACGCATCCAGCGAAAACGCATTTCATGCCACCCTTCCCTTCCCTTTCACCTTCGATTTTTCACCAGCGTTGTCCCGGATCCACTCGGTATGCTCGTCGATCCAAGTCATAAGCGAGTGAGTCGGTACCCTTGGATGGCCAAACTCTCGAATGACCGGGAAATCATTTCTATTCAAAAGCTCTGACGCTTTCGTAGCTCCAATATCCAGCAAGTCCATAAGCTGCTGTTTTGTCAAAATAGGCGGCAAAGATGACTTTAACGCGTGTCTTTCAATGGCCTGGTCTACCGCCTCATTAATGGCGTCTTGCAGTTGGCCGAAATCAACCTGGACTTTAAAAATTCCTGCTTCCATTTGAACCCCCCCGCCTCCCTTTAGAATTTAATAAGTACATAACGTGTTTTATTTGAATCGGGCCACATGCTGTGCAATGTCCATCCTTCGGACAACATTTCATTTACTTCTATACAATCAAATGTTTCTTTGACAGCTATGGCTTCAGATAACTGATGTTCCATCTAACCTGCCTCCTTTCAAGCAGTGTCTTTTCCGGAAAATGACCGTTGTGCATTTTTTGCACTATTTGATTCAAAAAAAATCGGCCACTCAAACTGAAGCACCTCTGCAATTCTTTTAGCAACCCTAACACTTGGCACAGTCCCATTTTCAATCTTGGTATAATAAGACCTTTCGATTCCAGCCAACTCGGCAACTTTTTCTTGGGTTAGGCTCAACTGAGTTCGTTTGTCGATTAAAAATTGAGTGTCCACCGCTCCACCTCCTTGTGAAGTTTCTACACATATTATAATGTGCATTAAATTCACAGTCAACTATTAATGTGTAATTTTATCACATTTATTTTTTTGTGAATTTTTTTCACTTATAATATTCAATAAATATAATGGTAAATGAGGTATATAGATGACTTCATTCAATGAAAGACTTAGGGAGTTACGGTCACGAAAGAAAATATCTCAACAAGAATTATCTGATCGTCTTGGGTTTAATCGTGCAACATATGCACGATACGAAACCGGTAATACACAACCTGATTTTGATACACTTAAAAAATTGGCCGATTTCTTTGAAGTGAGCACTGACTACTTATTGGGGCGAACTGATAAACCACGTTCTTCTATTCAATCAGATGGTTTTGACGAGAAAGAACAAGCCGAATTCGAAGCATTTATTAATAATCCAGAGCACGGAATTTTTTTCAAAGATTATCTGGACGCCCCAGAAGAACGTCGTGAGGAAATGAGGATCATTTTTAAAGCGTTGATGGAAAAGGAAAGAGACCGGAAACCGGGACAAAGACAAGGTGAATAAGCAAATACCTCAGCCGATGAGGATTTAATTAATGGTGATTATTTTGAATCATGAAGAGATCAGAAAAGGGGTAACCCAATCTCGCGAGAGTGAATCTGGAGTAAACTGGTTGTTCGGAGAGATAATTATTATTGCAGTGATATCAGGTATATACTTTTCTTCATGGTGGGTTTTCGGAGGAGTTTTTCTAGGTTCGATTATTCTTATGAACATTAAACCAGTGCGATATTTGTTATTTATAATTCTTTCTTTGGGATGTGGAGTTGTAGGCTGGATTATCGGGCAGTGGTTCGACAGCCTAGGCGCTTCAGTTGTCATCTCTGTTATTGCTACCTTAGCTTCTGGAGGAGCGCATATCTATGCTAATAAATGGTTGAATGATATCTAATACCCTGATCTGATGCCAGTCATCTCAACAACAAGGGGAGTAAATCCTGAAGCAAGTACCCCAGCCGATGGGGATTACACGGTGGAATTAATAAAATGAGCATACTTGATATTTTTAGAATAAAGAAAATAAAAACTGAGCTTGAAAATGTTCGTGCTGATTATGAGAATTTAAAAAAAATCATGACACCTGAACATCAAGAAGCATTCGATTTAACGATAGCAATATCTAAGTTATCCCATGAAAAAAACTTGTTGTTAGATGAGATTCAATTACAAAAAAATAAATTAGATGTGTTGTACTCACAGTATGAAACCAAATCGAAGGAGCTTCTGGATCTGGATGAACAAATTAGCTTAGAATCCTTTTCTCTTTATAAACCCAAGTTTGAATTTGCAAATAGCACTATCTTTAAACAAAAGCTTGATACACTACGAGATGCACAAAAGTTAATGATCAAGGAAGGCACAGCCTGTGTAGGCAGCCAAAGCTGGACCGTGAACAACAATAAGGCAGAAGGAAGAAAAATGGTCAATGACATGATTAAGCTTTCGCTTAGGTCATTTAATAACGAATGCGACGTTTGCGTTGCGAATGTCAAGTTTAATAATATAGCCACTTATGAAAAAAGGATAATCAAATCATATGAAACTCTGAATAAGCTGGGCAAGATAATGCAAGTTTATATTACCGAGGAATATTTACAACTAAAATTGACAGAGCTATATCTCGCATATGAATATTCAGTAAAAAAACAAGAGGAGAAAGAAGAACAACGCCAGATCCGTGAACAAATGCGTGAAGAAGCCCGTCTCCAGCGTGAAATTGATGAGGCAAGAAAAACTATCGAAAAAGAAAAACGCCATTATACAAATGCTTTAGAGAAAGCAATGAAACAGTTGGAGCAGTGCAAGTCAGAGGAAGAACGGTTACTTATTAGTGACAAAATAGCCGAGCTACAAAAAAATCTGCAGGAAATTGAAGTAAGCCTTCAAGAAGTTGACTATCGTGAAGCCAACCAAAGGGCCGGTTATGTGTATGTAATATCTAATATAGGTTCATTTGGAGAAGGTGTGTTCAAAATCGGTATGACTCGAAGACTCGATCCTTATGATCGCGTATACGAACTTGGTGATGCCTCAGTGCCGTTTAATTTTGATGTCCATGCTATGATTTTTTCAGACGATGCTCCAACTCTAGAGGCAAAATTACATAAAACATTTGAAAATAAACGTTTAAATTATGTTAATAAACGCAGAGAGTATTTTAAAGTATCAATAGATGAAATTGAGCAGGTAATAAAAAACAACCATGATAAATCAGTTGAATTTATTCGAACATCTGCTGCAGAAGAATATCGTGAATCAATTTTATTAAGAAATCAGCAAGAGATCGTTGATTCAGAACAACAACATGCTTGGCAAGAGGTCGCAGTTGGAAATCAACATAAAAATTAGAAGTCAATAAATTAAAGAATCGATAACTGTTATCTCCGCTATAGAAACAGCCAGTCACTGGCTTTTCTTTTTAAGCACAAACCGAACATACATTCCCAAAAGTGGAGGTTGCAACATGTTTAGATATTATGAAACCACTCCATTAGAACAATTTGTTGAAAGGACTTATGCACGCCACGGAATACATACACCTCAACAGCTGACCGTCGAAGAACTGTCCAATCATTTAAATATTTGGATTCATTATCACAGAGTCCGAAGTCGTGCGGTAGAAACTTTGCCGGGAAAATATAGCATTTTTCTAGACAACAGATTAACACCTGAAAAACAATGGGTTGAATTTTTGCATGAACTCTGTCATTTACTCCGACACGCCGGCAATCAAATGGTGTTACCTAAATCATTCACGAAAGCTCAGGAAATAGAAGCAGACCACTTTGTGCTCTACGCTGCCATGCCAATTTCTATGATATCCAAGCTTTCATTACCGGATAATCAGGCTGATGCCATTCGTTTCTTAGCGTCCACTTTTAGAGTTCCGACCTATGTCGCGAAGCAAAGACTAGAGCAAATCCAGCGAAGGGTATATCAAGGGAAGTTGTTGAGCGAAACCTCAAAGCTCATGGAGATCAGGAATCGAATAAATTATGAAGATATTCCTAGCCAGAGTGAAACGACCTTCTATGCTTATTTCGACCCAAGTGGTGATTACATCGAGCCTTCTCAAATCATTATTCAGGTAGATAAAAATACCCTTCTTACTCAAGAGGAACTTACCTTCTCGCTGGACGGTCCATTCAAACGTATCGAGGAAAGCCAGCTGGAGGCATTTGTCGACTGTAAACCTATAAAGTTTAATGATTTGGATTACACCAGAGATGGGAAGATCAGTCTGAAGCTGAGCCACCTGGCCAGCAGGTATTATAATTCCGCCTTCAAGTTCATCGTTCAGCGGAAAGATATAGAGCAAGTATTAAATTTTTATGGAGCAGATTTCTGAGGAGGGCGATGGAAAGTGGCGAGTTATACAAAAGTCCCCGCCAAGAATAAGCAAGGATATAAATGGATCTGCACATTAGAGGGGCCGCCTGATCCAGTTACGGGAAAACGTAAGCAAATTCCTCGCCGAGGCGATACAAAAAAAGAAGCACTGGATCGTGCACAAAAAGTTTTAGACCAGTTAACGAAACACGGAGTTGATGCGAAGAAGGTAAAAAAGCTCCCATTTGAGGAGGTCGCTTGGGAATGGTTAAAAACATATTCTAAAGGAAAAGTAAAGCCCGGGACAATTCGAATAAGAGAAAAGGAAATCAAAATCCTTTTGCGTTATATTGCGAAAATGAACATAGACAAAATTACACACAGGCAGTACCAGAATATTCTTAATGAACTTGATGATAAGGAATATGCAAGAACTACTATCGAGGGAGTTCATGTTACAGCCAACATGATCATGAAATATGCAATAAAAAGTAAAATGAGGATTGACAACCCTTGCACAGGTGCAATCATACCTGAGAAGATCCTTACAGTCGAAGAAATCGAAAACACATCCATCGAGGATGAATTTTTAGAGAGGAACGAACTAACGGAATTTCTAGAAGCAGCTTTCCTTCATGGTATGCCTATGGATCTAGAAAGGTTTTACCTATTAGCATTCTCCGGTATGCGCTCCGGCGAGTTATGCGCATTGAAATGGACGGACATATATTTCGAATCAAATCAAATTCGTATTACAAAGACACTTTATAACGAAAACAATAACATGAAAGAATATCAACTTGTCCCCCCCAAAACCAAAGGATCGATCCGCACGGTAGACATTGATGAGAGCGTAATGAATCTGCTAAAGTCTTACAAGGATGCTCAGCAGAAAATCATGCTCAAAAATAAAGAGACTAATCCAGAATTTCATGATGCTAATTTTGTATTTTGTCGGGATAATGGATACCCGTTTATTCAAAAAACCGTATTAAATCGAATGGAAAGACTTCTCAAGAAAACATCCATAAAAAAAGCAGCAACACCTCATATCTTCAGGCATACACACATTAGTATGCTTGCTGAAGCTGGAGTGGATTTGAAAACAATTATGCAGCGGGTCGGTCACGATGATCCAGAGACCACATTAAGAATCTATACCCACGTAACTGAGAAAATGAGAAAAAATGCGAACGAGAGAATCCGAATACACTTCGCCGATATTTTGAACTTCAAATTCAACACTAATCGACACCTCGCCTGA